AATATTCATTTTGTTAAGTAATTTTAAATTAAAAAAAGGTAGGGGGCTTTCGCCCCCATACCGAGAATTGTATTATGCGAATGATCCTAGATCAATGATACGTAATCCAATAACAATATTACCAGCTGTTAAGTCGCCAGTTGTTCCATTTACTTCAGCAAGAACAGAAGTTTCTGCTTGAAAAGGAACTGCTTGTGATTGATTACCAGTGAATGACTCTCCGCTGTTAAATACAGGGGCAGACATTCCATCAACATCAAGGTTATCAATGAACTCATCTGGGTCACCACCAGTTGTACCAACATCTAAAGTGATGTCAGTAGCACCAGCAAGTGCAGTTGATTCAAAGACACCAGCAAGTTCAACAGCACCGCCAGCTGGAATAGTAGCGATAGGTAGTTGAGTTGCTGTACCTAATGTTTCACCATTGAATGGGTTAGTACCAGTCTTAATTTTATTTAAATCATCAAATGATAATGAGATGACGTGAGTATATCCGGAAGTTCCGGCTTCGTTTACAGTTAGTCTAGCCATAATTATTTACCTCCTTTATTAGTCTGTGATTTTACCGTGTGCTTGTGGGTGATATACTCCAAGTGTTAGAGAGCAATCAACATAACCACGCTCACCACCACCCATATTAGGTAGGCGAGTTGAGCCCAATGGTATTAACTCGTGAATACCAGCATATTCTGGGTTCACTAAGTATCCAGTTTGGTTTACAGGATTTGTAGTAGGCATACAATCTGGATTTGCATTAACGATAGAAACGATACCGTGATCTGATTGATAAAGCTCAACAGAAAGTTTAATTTCAGCTGAGTTACCATCATAATTTACGGAACGTACACCTTCGTTAGAAGCACTGTTAGCTGGTCCAAGACGAGCATAATCAGAGATTGTTTGACGTAAGCCAGTGTCTGCAACAAGGATCAATTGATCTGTTGTTCCAGTTTCACGATATATTGAAGTAATAATATCGTTAAAGCTAGCTTCTGTCATAGCTGTGCCACCTTGATCAAGTATTGATGTAGATGGAGTGCGGAAATCAGATGGTACATCTGATGGACCTGCTGAATCCAACCAATCACCTAAACCACGAAGACCATAAGCTGTGCCAGCACCATCTTCAACTGAACGATCATTATTTGAAGAAATAGTAGCTTCAATATCACGTTTAATTTCACGAATAGCTTTAGCTTCTGCTTGAGCGATCTTCGCTGGACCTACAGAATCAACAGCCTCTTGGAGGTCTGATACCATATAGTCACGGCGGAATTTTTGTATATAGTTACCAAGTCTTGCACGTCCAGAAAATTTATCTGTAAATGCAGACACGTCAGCACCTTCGGCAACACCGCTAGTTACTGGAGCAGATAATGAATCCACTGTCCATTCTACGAATGTAGAACTAGCACGCTGTTTACCCAAAGTAGAAAGAATTGGAGTTTCTTCTGGAGCAAGAATTGACAAAACATCGGTCAAGTCTTCTCTGTTAGAAACGCCACTTCCTGGATTTGTTGTATCGAATGTGTTAGAGAATGACATTTTTAATTAATTATTTATTTTTTAATTGTAGCGTTCTGAGACTAATGAAATCACTTTTTGTGCCACTTTGTTTAAATCGAGAGCTAAGATCTTTAAGTGCCTTAGTTGACTTTTTCATTGTTTTCTCTGATGTGCTTGTACCGGTTGCTCCGGTTCTAGTAGGATTTAGAGTTGGACTTGCAACTCCGCCTTTGACTGGTTGCCTTCCATAAATACTATTAGCAGCGTGTGCCATTAAGTAATTAAGTTGAGGCCTTACATCCGGTCCGGCTGATTCTCTTAGATTTTTGAATCTTTCGTCTCCTATAATAGCTTCATATTGTTTCCGAAGATCATTATCTTCACCTTGCATCCAATCGAGCTCTTCCTTTGCTTTATGATCAAAGGCTTGTTCTAGCTGATTTGCTTGGTCAGCTACTTGCAATGTGTTGAGTTGAGCTGGTAAATATTTATCTCTTGCTTTCCGTGCATTTAGCAAACTTGCACGTACTTCAGATTTTGTAAGAGATTTACCTTCAACTTCTGCGATATAATCATTTGGACCAGCTCCATCTGAATTAAACAAAGCATCTTCAGCCCACTCAATAACTTGCTTAACCTCTTTGGCTTTATCCTGGAGATCATTAAGTGTCTCCAAGTTACCATAAGGATTATTGCTAATTTCTTCAGCGGTATCTAAAGGATTAGATTTGTTAAGTTGAGATTGTAACTCTTTGAGTTTTTCTTCAGCTGCTTTACGTTTAGCTGTTAGCTCTCCGTATCTTGCAACTGCTCTACTTCCCAACTTTTCAGATAGTTCCTTGAGCTCGTCATCGGACATATCATCAAGATCAAACTGTGAAAGAACATCCTCTGAACCTTTTGGTTCTTCGGCTTGTTCAGCACTTTCTGGTTGGCTAAGTACTTCTTCCGTCTCAGAGGAAGGTTGTTCAGTTACTTCTTCTTGTGCCTCTACTTGTGGAGCTTCTTCTTGAGTTGCCTCTTTCTGTTGCCCCAAACGTCTGTTGACAAAATCAGACATTGTTATATTTGACTGTATCGCTGTTGTTTCGGGTTCAGCGGTTCCCGTTGTGATTTCTTCTGACATAATGTTTATCCACTCCTTAACGCCGAGCGATGGCGATGACTATATTATATAATACTATGCAATAGTTAAATTCTATCTTGAAAACGTTTTTGTAATGTTCTCCAATTACACATTTGTAATATTTGATCATAAGTAAGAATACGACCAGATATTTGTTGAATACTATCAGAATTTGCTTCGTGTAACTCTTGTATTGTTTCTTCTCTTAAATCACTTACTACTTGTAAGAAACGAGCAAAATGCTCGTGGTTTGCTAATGCTTTTAAGTCTTCTTCTAATGATGGCATATTAATAACTCCAGTTTGAGTCTCCGTATAAGTCGTATGGTTGTTCAAGCCATTCCTCATCCCACTGGGAGTTGCTTGCAACTTTCCAAGGTGGTATTTTTGTTATAGCTTCTTTTGTTGATAAAGATTCTGGTATCCATTTTAATCTATTATTAGGATAAATACATATTTGACCATTTTTCATACGAATTACATTCATTTCTTTGTGCTCATCTAGTAATTCAGTATCTCCTACATCAATATAACCTAGTGATTGTTTTTCTGGTATTGAATCAATAGTAAACCAGTAATTACCTTCTTCTGGATCTCCATCCATATTAACTATTACTGGAACATCTGCTAGTTGTGATTTATGAAATAATTCTATATCTGATCCAAAACATTCCCACATTTGTACATCCGTTAAATGATATCTTTCGTGATCATCTTCTGGTAATTTCCAATACAAACAATCTGGTTTTATCTTATCATAACAAGCACAATATTTATCAACCCATACTTGAAAACAAAATGGTCTACCTCTTAAAGATCTAACAGAAACTAACCAAGCTTCTTCAAAGCTATTTGGGTTTCCTCCCCAAGCATCTTCTCTAATAAATACCCTAGCTTTGGGTAAATTAATATTTTTTGGCATAAATTATTTAGATTTTTTTACTGAATTTATATAAGTTCTGTAAACTTTAGCTGGTCCAGCTTTACCCATAACTCTAGCTCTTTGTTCCATTGCAACTGCCGCTTGTATTTTATGAGCGTGTGTCTTACCGCTTTTTTTGATTTTTGATATACTTTGACGAGCTGTTGTCAAGTCTTTAAATCCTAATCCTTTAATAGTTCCTTTAGGATTTTCATCTGTATAAAGATCAGAGTGTTTATCTTTTGGTCTAATCTTTCCACTTTTTGTTTTACGTGGTATTCTTTTATTACTCATAAATTATTTTGCAAGTTTCCTTATTTCATCTGCTCTTCTTTGAGTTCTATTTGGGGCTTGTTTGTATAATTTACTTTTCTCTTTTGTTGCAGTATTCAAAAGTATTTCATCAGCAGCTCTGTTATAATCTTTATTTTTTAAAGCGTCATAAAGTTTAGTAAATTTATATAACTTAGGGCCAAGTTGATATGCTAAATTTTTAATTACGGGTACAGCTTCTGGTGGCAGGTCTAATCCTTTAGTATATTTATCGTAAACTATATTTGCATCATTTAATCCTTCTTGAAAAGATTTAGCATAAACATCTTTTGGTATTTTTAATTGAAATTTTTCTGGATAATTCTGTGCTAGTTTTGGTAACTCACCTCTTTTTTTTGCTTCTATAAGAGTTGCCACGTGGGAATCTATTTGTTCTTTAGTGAATCCAGCATTTAATAAACTATCCATATGTGAAGATAATAAACTTCCAATTCCAAATGTAGGATTACCTAAAGTATCTAAATAAATATAAGGTATTTCTCCTTCGTCTTTTACTAGTTGTTCATTAGATAGAAAAATATCATTTTGAGGATTTGATCCTAATATATCTCCTTCTTTAACTTTAATATTTTTTTTTATCACCAATAATTTTAACTGCATCTGGTAATTGTGTTACAATATTATTAGGTGCATACATCTCTTGAACCTCCTTTGGAAAATAATCTAAAGGTATTTGTTCATAAGTATAAGAAACTTCTGGTTCTTTTTTATTTGACCCAAGTAAATATTCTAAGATACTCATTTTACATATTTTGTGTATCAATAGATCCCATTTGAGCTGGCTCTGTTCCAACTCTACCAATTTGTGCATTTTGCATTTGTTGCATTTGGAATGTATATTGAGAAACATATTTTTCGATTCTAGCTGCAAAGGCTTCATCGGACTGCAAGCGAGCAGTAATATCTGGCTGAGCAGTATACTGCTGAATAACTTGCATTGCAATTTGAGCACCATTTGGACGAGCTGGCATTTCAATTCCAGCAAATATTTTAGCAAGATCATCTGTTACTTGTCTAACAACTTGTTCTTGAGCCACTTCAATGGGTTGTAGTACACTATCTGCAAGAACTGGATCAACAGCGAAAGCAGCACTATCGAGAAGACTGTTAATATCAATTCGACCATTACGATCCATTTGAGTAAGGGCCACCATTTGTTGTAATTTTTTCTCTTGGGTTTCGGGATCGGTATTAAGAACATCGAAGTCTATTATTATATCAAAGTTTTCGTCTGGATTGCCTCTGTCAAACATTTGCGGATCTGGAGAACCAGTAACTCTAAAAAATGTAGATTCTGGTCCAAATCTCTGATAACATCTAAAACACATTTGTAAAACTTCAGCTGAGTGATGTAAAAATTTA